GGCGGCCACGCTGGCCGCGGGCCTGCGGGAAAACAGCCGCACCCGGATGGCGCTTGCCGGGAGCGTGTCCACAGTGGACACGCTGCTGCTGGGCGCTGCGGTGGATGCGCTGCATCTGCTGGTCTGGGGCAAGACGAAGGATGGACAGAAGGGCCGCAGCCGCCCGGAGCCGGTGGTGAACAGTTTGCTGGGCGTGCCCAGCCAGCGGCAGGCCACCGGCTTTTCCTGTGCGGCGGAGTATGAGGCCGCGCGGGCGAGGATATTGGGAGAGGGGTGACGGCAGATGGCGGCAAGGTCTGCCCTCATCCGGCCCTGCGGGGCCACCTTCCCCCTCGGGGGAAGGCTTAGGGGGCAGGCTTAAGGGAGAGAGGTGAAGAAAATGGCGAAGCAATCGCTGGCGAGCGCTTATGTGCAGATCATACCGTCGGCGGACGGCATCAGCGGCAAGCTGGCCGAGGTCATGGGCGGAGAGGCGGCGGCTGCCGGTAAGATCAGCGGCAAGGGCCTGGGCTTGGCGTTAGTCAGAACGCTGACGAAGGTCGTGGCGGCGGCGGGCATCGGCAAGATGCTGCAGAGCGCCTTTACCGGCGGCACTGCGTTTGAGAGTGCCATGGCAAAGGTCGGCACGATTGCCGACACCACGAAGGTGCCGCTGGAGAGCCTGAGCAGTCAGGTCCTGCAGGTGTCCGGTGACATGCACATCGGCGCCAATGAGATCGCCGAGGCGGCATATCAGGCCATCAGCGCCGGGCAGGACACCGGCAACGCCGTGGCCTTTGCCGGGCAGGCGTCCATGCTGGCAACGGCGGGCT